GAATATATATCTGCGCGAAAGGTACCATTTGAGATGGTGAAAGACATACTCACCGAGATGACGTCAGAGGGTGGAAAGTTCTACAATATGCAAGCTATACAGGCAGAGACGTTAAAGGGAAAAATATCAAACTTAACCGACGCCTTTCAGATAATGCTTTCCAATATAGGAAATTCTGATGGTGGATTAATGAAAGGTGCTGTCGATGCAACAAGATATTTAATTCAAAACTACGAAACAATTGGGAAGATACTCGCAACGGTTGCTATAACATACGGAGCATATAGAGGAGCTGTTATCGCTGCAAACACGGCTGAGCTTCTAATGAACGGGACATACGTTGCAAAAATAAGGCTGTTGCGGGCTGCTGCGGTTGCGCAAAATATCCTTAATGCATCAATGATGGTCAATCCGTACGTTCTACTTGCTACGGCAGTTGCTGGGCTTGGTGCTGCGTTTTTACTTCTAAGGGACAGGAGCACGGCTGCAGAGGCTGCTCAAAAGAAATTAAATGATACTATTGCCGAAAGCCAAAGACTTGCAGAAGAAGAACGTGCAAGGGTTTCAGAACTTATTAATTCAATAAAAGACGAGACAAAAACAAGAAGGGAAAGGCAGCTTGCTCTAAATGAGTTGCAGAAAATGTATCCGCAAATATTCTCGAACTTAGACCTTGAGACAGCAAAGAATATATCACTATCAAAAGCCATATCAGAGGTAAACGCCGTATTACAAGAAAAGTCAGACTTACAATCAGAAGAGAGGGTTGTTGAGATAACAAAGGAGCTTGTAAAATTAAGGGCTGATCAGGGTAAATTTATCTTTGCTGGTACGGAAAGTTATCAGGTTGACAATAGTAGAAAGATTAATGAGCTTGAAGAAGAACGCTCTCGTATAATCAAAAAAACAAGAGAAGATAGGGAGGCGGAGGTAGAAGCAACCATCGAGTTGGCAGATTGGCAGAAGACCGTAAATGACTTTGTAAAGAAAACAGGAGCAACACAATTTTCATTTTCCGATGAAGACGGTACTGTCTATTCTTACGTTCAAAGAATAAGACGGGAATATGAAGACCTTACCGACAAATATAAAATATATAGCGAATTAGTTGATGCGGGTAGTAAGAAACAGGCTGCAAACTATAAAGAGCAAATTAAACTGACCGAACAGCTTGCATCAGCGATGGGGTTCTCGTTAAAAGATTCCAGTAGTGGTACTGCTCCCGCTAAAAGCACTAATGTCGACGAGAACGCTATGGTGAAGGCGTCAGAACGTCTTTCTGAATTGCGTGCTAAGATGGCGTTAGAAGAGAAGAAATACGCATTAGAGGTGAAGCAGGCTCGTGTTGATGCAATGGAAGATGGTACCGAAAAAGAACTCGCACAAATAGCGCTTACGAAGGAAAAGAACCTACAAGCCATAGAAGAGCGTAAGCAGGCGATGATAAATGCCAACCTTGATATTGCACGTGCTCAATGGGAATCAGAGGGAAAGAAGGGCGTATTTTCTGAAGAGATTAAACTAACGGAATCTCAAATTGGAGTAATAACATCAATGCAAAACTCTGCCGACATTGAAGAGTTGCGTTCCAAAGAACTAATGTTTCAAAAACTTCTTGACCAATACAAAGACTACGCCCAAAAGGTTGAGGACATTGAAAAGAAAAAAAACAAAGATATTGCTGATTTAAACGCAGGGCGAACTGGCTCTAATGACGATGTTATTAACAGGGCAATAGCAGAAGTACAGAAAAAGGCAAAAGAAGAAACGGCCTCACTTGCTTTTGACGAAATGAAAAATTCAGAAGCATGGCGTGTATTATTTTCAGACCTTGAAGACTATACTGTAAAGACATTAAAAGAAAGTTTAAAAGCTGTTGAAAACACAGACATATCAAATCTTAATGCAGCCGATGCAAAATCGGTACAAGAAGGTATTGATAAATTAAAAAAAGCAATTGGGACAAAAGACCCGTTTTTTGCACTTACGAAAGGATGGACTGATTTTATTTCTGCCGTAAATAATAATCAGCCAGACGAAGCAATAGAAGCGATAAACATGACGATAAAAGGAGCCGAGCAGCTTCTGTCTGTTTACGATGAATTACAAAATTTAGTATCGGCTTCTTTTGGAGAAGATAGTAACGCCTCATTCATTACAAATTCAATTGGTTCTATAATGGGTTCTACGGTTACTGTTGGAACTGGAATCAAAGATATTTTAAAAGGTGATATTAATGGTATAAAGGAGGTTATTAATGGTGTTACGGGATACATAAACGTCTTTCGCAACATCCGCAATAGGAAGTACGATAAAGAGATTGAAAGGCAGGAGAAAGTCGTTAAATCGCTTGAAGAGGAATATAGGAAGCTCGGAAAGGCAATGGAAGATTCTCTCGGAGCTGATTATTATAAAAACGCAACAGAACAGGCTCAGAATCTCAAAAATCAGGTAACCGCTATAAACAAGCAAATAGATGCCGAGAAGAAAAAGGGAAAGGACGCAGATAAGGATAAGATAGCACAACTCGAACAACAAAGACAAGACCTTACTCTTGAATCGGTAGAGGTTGTGGAAGATGCTATTGATAAATTAACTGGTACAGACTTAACGAGTGCTGCTGAAGATTTTGCTCAATCATGGTTAGATGCATATATATCGTTTGGTGACACAACGCAGGCGATGCAGGATAGGTTTGGCGAAATGATGCAGGACATGATTGTAAACGCAATGTTAGCCCCAATCATGCAGAAATGGCTAAAGCCCGTATTTGATATGATTGATAAGGCTTGGTCGGATGGAGCTATGACTGCCGACGAGGTGGCTTCTATCTGGGCTTCTGGTGCTAATGCGATTGCCGGAGCAAATAAAGAGGCAGAACAAACTGCGTCATGGCTCGAGAATGCTGGAGTAGATTTACGTGAGAGCGAAAGCAATCTGACGGGAATATCAAAAGGAGTGTCGACAATAACAGAAGACACGGCTCTTGTGCTTGGTGGTTATTTAAATAGTATAAGACAACGAATGTTTGAATACATAGACTATATGATGCTCCCTGAAAATAGGCCGGCAATGTCATTGCTTATACAAGGGCAGGCTTCGGCTATAAACCATTTGCAGGCAATAGAATTGAATACTAAGTCCACAGCTGATTCAAACAATGCAATTTTAAAGAAATTTGAAGACGTTGTCATATCTTCCGGGTCTGGTAAGGGGTGGGCAATTAACGTAAACGCTTAATTATGGACAAATTTAAGAAACAGGCAATACAACTTGGTCTATGTAAGGAATGGCAAGATAAATGGGATGAGACAGGTCTTGTTGAAAAATATATTAACGGGATAACGTGGTGTATGAAGCACGAGTTTCCTTCTTTACAAGACATGAAAAAGTACGATGAGATATTATTGTTAAATAATGTTTATAACGAAAAGACTGTGAATATTAAATGCGATAAGGAAATGTATGTATTTAATGCGTCAAATGTAAACTTTGAGATTGGCGGATATAATGTCTGTAGAATATATGTTGGAAGAGGAACCAAAATAAATGCGACAGTAAAAGACCACGCAGTCCTGTATATTGATAATTATGGCGGGATAATAGACATAAAAAGTGATGCTGGTTCAAAGTGTACAATCTGGGATGGAGATGTTGTGAAGAGTGTTCCTTCGTAATTAATCTGTCATCTCGATTTCGGCAATTAAATTACGTCATTGCAAAAATAGAGATATTTGTGTGTGTTTAGTAATTCATTCGCAATGGTGTACCGATAATATATTAAACAATAGGTTTAGATAATTAATTATATTAATTTTGTAATCAAACAGTAGTCTCTTATGATAGATATTAAAATAGACGGACTAAGCAAGTGGCAAGTTAACGAATATACGTTCACCGACCCGCAGATGGGTATTCGTAGCATTTCTATGACCGTCAGACATCCATCTATGTGGGTTGGAGGAAGTCCTGTACCTGCTGCAGCAGACTTTACCAAAGCATACGTTGAATACAACGGAGAGACATACAATATTTCATCTTCCAGACCTACTGCTGAAAAAAACAATTCATCTGTTGACTATATCTACACACTTATTTTCAGAGGCGATGAAGATGAACTTACAAGGCGCAAGGTGAGAAATCTCGCCCTTGCTTCTATTGATAATTATGTATCTCAGGGGACAACATTCAGCATATATGCAAACATAAGCCAATTTAAAAAACTATTAGAAGACAATCTTAAATACTACTTTGGAAACAAGTGGACTATTAATCTATCCGCTCCCATTGGCGATTCTGTCCGAATAGACGTTAACAACGTCACGGTATGGGATTTGTTGTTGAAGACTTACGAATACTACGGAGTAAGATTCAACGTAAGGAGTAATACAATAAATATAGGCTATGAGCCGGAAGAAATATACCACGTATTCGATTACGGAGCTGATGGTGGATTGGTGAGGATAACAAGAACTGCACCTGACGCATCTATCGTTAACAGATTAAGTGGCGTTGGCAGCAGCAGGAACGTTCCAATGAATTACTTTACAAATAGGTATAGTGATTTCCCATCCGACCCAAACCCAATAAACGATACTGTTAACATCCGGAACATCATGCCAAAAGTGTTTAGGGATTCAGTTATCGCAGGTACACTCCCATATAAGGACTACGTTGAGGATTTAAACTCTATCGCTATACACGGAATTAGAGAAGACGCACTTGCTCCAAACGAGGACATATACCCGTCTATTGCCGGTGTTGAGGTGCCTGGTATTGGTAGGATAGATGAGATTATCGCCGTATCAGACATTATTGCAGACAAGCCGGATGATGAAAACTATTCTCCATCGTTCTATATCTGGGTAAAGGATATAGGCTTTAATCTCGCTGATGAGCAATATACGACGTCAAGTGAGGCAAAGATATCATTTACAACCGGTGCATTAGCTGGATATGAATTCACTATCCTTGCAAACGGGAATATACGGGAGGTCATAGAAGACACGAGCAAGTCATACGGAGGCGTGTCGAGCAAATATAGGATAACGCTGATTAATTCAGACGATGAGTTTGACGCTTCTGGAATGGTATTGCCTAATACATTCTTAAAACCGTCAGCCGGAGACAATTTCGTTATATACGACATAGAGATGCCGTATTCATATGTGCTGAATGCAGAACAACGTGTGCAGGATTGGTTAAATGTTAACCTTGAAGACCTAAAAGAAGAGAAGCCGGCATACACAATTGAACCGATGGATTCTTTCTTCGAGACAGCTCCGGTTGAATTTGACGGGAAGACGATAAGGGCGAAGCTTGTAGCTGGGAACGTTATAACTATTAACAATAGCACAATAACAGGAGGAGAGCAAAGGCTGCATATTAATAATATTACTATACAGCATGGTTCTAATATTGTACCAAAGTACACATTTACAGTTACAGATAGGGTAGAAGTTCAGGGTGGAGCTATTGCGAGAATGCAATCTCAACTTGATGGAGTTATGAGCAGGCAGCTTCTTACTGAAAAGGACATTGACGCACTTCTTTCAGGATTCTCGACAAAGTTCTTAAGCAAGGTAAAGCCAGACATTGCACAACAATTCATACAATTCTTGAGAGGTATATCTACTAACAGCTTAGAAATTGGTGATTATACCCCTGGGGCTTTTGGGGGTGGCGGTGTTTTCAAGATGGCAAATGGCATATCAGAGCTGGAGGTTGATAAGTTGACCGTCCGCATGATGGCAACATTCTATGAGCTTGTCATATCCAAACTAACGCATATCGGTGGGCAGCTTGTTCTCACACCAGCAAGCATGAAGTGTATTTTGGTAGAGGAAACAGATACTACTTATAGATGCTTTTTTGATACTGGTGAAAATGGAGAAGTAGCTAATGAGTTTGTTCCCGGAGACCAAGCGAGATGTCAGGTATTTTCCGGTAGCGGTATGAAATTCTATTGGAGACTTGTCACGGCTGTTGGAACTGATTACATAGAGCTATCAAAAAGCAGATATCTTGGAGATGGCATTCCTGCAGCTGGTGACGACATCGTACAGCTTGGAAATATAAATAATATATCACGCCAGAATGCACATATACTTTCAACAGTTGGAGCAGACGCACCAAGCTGGAAGCAATATAAAGGAATTAATAGTTTCTCTTTAGAGGGCAAAGAGACTACCGTTTTTTCCGGATTGGGAAATAAAATTCAGGGAAGCACAGTTTTCACTTCTGGTGGTGAAAAGAATTTATTCACGTGGATGGATGAAACATCTGCTGATAGATTACGAGTATTGCAGGGTGAAATTTATTCTCTTGATGCAAGACTTACATCAGATGTAAACTCACTGTTAGACAGTATATATTTGGCAGGCTATCATAAAGACGCACTAACAGGATTTGCAAATGATGTTATCGGTGATGGTGGGGTGATAGATATCCTAAATGACAGAATTAACGACATACTACTTATTGGTGGTGATGTTCCTGACGATTACAGGTATAGATATAATAATGCATTAACGGCCTATTACGCGGGCGTTGAACAACTGGAATATGCAATAAGAGGAGCGAGAGAAGCAATAGAAGCAGAAATAAAAAGACGTGCAGATTCAGGAGCAGGAGACACACAGGGTGGTGGAGCAAATGAACTGCGGGAATATGACATGAGGTTTGACGGTAAGTATTGGAATAATGTCGGATTTGTTGAGATTGACTTAGACACGATAACGATTAACAAAGTAAGTTTTCTGTCTGACGATCAAAATTCGTGGGCAGATGAACAAGATAATAGGGTAATAATATGAGCACAATAAGATTAGACGACGGAAGTATCCCCGTTTCAACGACGATAGTCGGGTTAACGGTAACGGGTATGCAAAATGGTCAGGTAGTGAAAGTACCGCCCGATCTGTTGAAGGGTAACAAGGGTGACCCTGGTGCAGCCCTGACTTACGCCGACCTTACGCCTGCACAGATAGCCGCACTTCAGCAACCTGCAACGGATATGATTGTAGATGTAAATGTGGCAATTGACAATGCGAACACAGCTGCCGGAAATGCGCAATATCAGGCTGACAGGGTAAGTGCCTTAACAGTCTTAACTTCGGTTGGAGTAACTAACGTAACAGAATATGCGGAGGTGACAATATGAAAAGAATAAGAGAAGGAAACGATTTTGACGTTGCGTGGGCGATAGAAAGAGCTGGAGTTCCGGAAGATTTTACGACAGCAATTGAAAAAAGGCTCACGATGATTGTGTATGGGAATGTTATTGAGCACAGCCTTTATACGATAACTGATAACATATTATCAATTAACGTCCCGAAAGAAGTTGCTCATTTTTTGGGCGATTACCGGCTTGTATTTGAATACACGTTACCCGATTTAGGGCAGCCCGACGGTGATCTAAAATGTAAAACAGACGTAATCGCTTTCAGAATTGTTCCGACCGCAGCCGATGCAGACCTTGACATGACAGTTGACGTTGCATCTGACGTTGCAATCGGGTTTAAGGGCGATGAGGGTGATCCCGGAGTTGATGCTTACCAGATTTGGATTGATATGGGCAATACAGGTACTTATGCCGATTATCTTATTTGGCAAAGAGCACCGGCTGTTGATGCGGCTTCAACCTTGGATCAACTCGAAACAGAAGTGTCAGGAAATGAAACAACAAGGCAGCAGAATGAAACAGGAAGGGTTACTGCTGAAGGTCTAAGGGTAACAGCAGAAACGGGGAGGTCAAATGCGGAAAGCTCACGTGTAACGGTTGAAGGCGAAAGGGTGACAGCTGAAGGAAGTCGGGCTACAGCTGAAAGTGCAAGGGTTACCGCAGAAGGGAATAGGGTATCCGCTGAAACAACGAGGGGAAACAACGAAGCAACAAGGGTATCCCAAGAAACAGGAAGAAATACCGCTGAAGGAAACAGGGTAACGGCTGAAAATGGAAGGGTAACAAAAGAGGGAACACGTGTTACGGCTGAAGATGGAAGGGTAAGCGCAGAAACAACGAGGAACACGAATGAAGGTATAAGGCAGTCGCAGGAGGCTGCGAGGCAAACAAATACAAACACAGCGATAGGTAACGCAAACAATGCTGCTCAAGCCGCTAACACTGCTGCAGGATTAGCGGACGATGCACGCTTGGCAATTCAGTCAGACTTGGCTTTAAAATTAGAATCAGTAGAGTATTCATCAACAGAGTTTAACGAAGTATAATATGGCAAAGATAAACAAATTAAAAAAAGATGTATCTGGAGTACAAACAACGGTCTATCCAGTTACCATCCCGCAGGCGGTGATTAACCCGACTACAAATAAAGTATCTGGTTATGACGAAGAGGAAACCGTTGCACAGGCAATTAATGCATTGGCAGAAAGACTTGATGGGCTGGAATTAGCTTTCAGAAACATGACATTAAACAAAGTACAGACAGAGACCTTGGACGTCCTTGTAAACCTGAATTTTCAAGGAAGGCCGTTGTTTGTAATTGGCACGACTGCGCCCGGAACTGCCCCAGACGGTGTCCCGCAATTCTATATAAACACTGTGACCGGTGACTTATATTCAGCAAAAAACAGTTCAGCAGTAAGTGATTGGATAATAAAATAATTTCGATATGAAAAATATAAAGAGTTACGCAAACCAAGCGGCTTACGATGCCGACACAACAAGACCGACAAACCAGAGTCTTGTAAACATGATTGTAGATACAAATTCTATAATTAGAAAAGGAGTAAACATCATTACAGAAGGACGGTATGCAGCAGAAGGGGATACTGCTATATGGGATACGGTGGACTTGAGAACAAAAGTGGTTAAGCTGGGAACGCTTACACTGCCCCTTTCGTCTCGGTACATCATCTGTGGAACGGTGAAGATGAGAACAGAAAAGAATGTTTTTGTCGTTGCAAATCAAAATGCAGGACAATTTCAATGGGCTGCACCGTGGAAAGTAAAATTAAGCGGATTCTCCTTTGCTTCAGCAGGGAGTTTCACGCTTACAATCAACTCGACAACGACAGGTGCAATATCTTACACAACATCCGACACGCTGACGACCCTTGCTGCAAGTATGCAAACTGCTATCCGTACAGTGATGACAACACCCACATGGACAGTAACAGCTTATTCCAACTATATAGTGGTGCAACAGGATTCATACGTACCGAACGTGACAATTTTCACCTGTTCAAACGCTGGGATAACGGTTAATATTTTAACCGGTAATTATCAGACTGCAACGAGTGGTCTATTAAATGCTAACACAAGTGTTTTTAGGGTTGATGGCTCTGTCTCCTCATACGCTATTAATAATCTTCAAAAAGGATACTTGTATTACTCGGTAAGTGGTACAGACACAACAGGTGGACAAATTCTCGATGCTGGAATCATTAAAGAATCACGTTTCAATGCGACGGATAATCCTATTCTGTTCAATGCCTATGGGACGTACATGAATTATCTCGCAGCAAAGATGCCGAGATATCCCTATTCAAAAGGACTCATTACAGACAGAAATGGGAAATCAAACACGGATAAGTTAGCTGGAGTAATGTTTACAGACCACGATGGTACACAGAAACCAGGTTACGGTGCTGCTTATGCAGCAAAAACGTTTGGAATTGCTGGAGCTGGTGATTTTGTTGCAGGAAACTGGTGGTTACCATCAGCGCCTGAATTATATCTGATAATGAAAGATGTAACGGAAGGGCTAACAGGATTTGCTCTCGATAAATTAAACGCCGGGATAAATGCGGCCGGTGGCACGAAAATCAGCGTGTCAGACTATATATGGTCATCTTCCGAGTATGGGGGCGGCCTCGCCTTCTACCCCCATGGGACGTACGGCACCATGAACCTCAGCAATAAGTACAATGCGACCACCGTCCGCCCCGTTTCCGCTTTTCAAATACTTTAAAACCTTAATTATGTACACACAACAGATAAACAGCAAACAGCAACAGGTGCTTGAGCACAAGTCCTATCTAAAGAATACAGACTATACCGACCATCGGCAGCATGACGAACCTCATGCTATGAGTGAAGAAGTGAGGCTTGCGAGAGTGAACGCAAGAGCTGAAATTAATAGGCTTGAGGCGGAAATAGCTGAACTTAAAGAGTTACAACAAGAATTAGAACTCGGAGAAGAATAAATAACATGATAGTACGTGCATTCGACATAACAGCAAAGGACGAAGCAATTCAGGCGATAAGTTTGAAGGCCGGGACATGGACATTTCATGCTTACGTGAATGCAGATACGTATTCGATAGGGCTGAAAGACACGCTTGGAGTGTGGCATAACTACGACCTGTCCGACCAAACAGGTGTCGGATGGTATGATGTTGAGGAAACCATCACGACCGACTTCGATGCTGTCGAAATATCGCTATTAAACAATGTTGGCACGGCGCAAGTACTTTTCCCGATGTTTGAGATTGGCTCACGCAGAAGCGTTAAGCGACCGCACGAAAAAGACATTGAAGAAGCTGCCATTATTAAGTCGGCAAGCTGGGAGATACATACTTCTTCCCCTGTTATCTACAAGGACGCGCCCGACCTTGCAACAGATGGAGCACATACGCCCGTGACAGCAACAGGACGTCACTGGGTTGGTTCTGTGATGACAGAGGAGGGGTTTCTTACCGTTACGGCAAATGGCGATACAGAGGCTGCAAATGCGTCTCCGTCGCCAGTAACTATCGCTCCGGCCAACAGCGCAGATAAGCACACCTATACAATAAGACTATATAATGACGCAGCCAAAACAGAACTTTTAGACTACGAAGATATTCCCGTCGTGTTCAAGGGAGCGAGAGGCATTAGTGCGTTAAGACTACACATTGAAAACCCTGTTGATGTAGTGCCGGCTAACAGTGCGGGTACTGTTCTAACTTTTTCCGGAACTGGCACTATTATCAGGATGTACGAAGGTGCTGTTGAGTTGGACTATGACGGCATCGGGACGGCGAACGGAAAATATAAGGTAACGGCATCGGCGGCAAATATTGTGATGGGCGCAATTTCAGACGGTGGAAATTACTGTGTAGTTGCTGATGCTACGTCCATGACGACCGAAAAGGCGACAATTGTCTATACTGTAACTGGAAAAACAATTGATGGATTCGCATTTTCAATTATCGGTGAACAGAATTTCACGAAAACGTCAGATGGTGCAGACGGTACTTCTGTGTCAATACAAGGTACTGTTGCAACAGCAGCAGACCTGCCAACAAGTGCAACTATTGGCGATGGGTATATAACAGAAGATACCGGACACTTACACGTTTACACGGCAAGTGGGTGGGTAGATGCTGGACAGATACAAGGTGATGACGGGCTTCCTGCTTACCTTCACATAGCCTATGCGGATGACGCCGCCGGTGCAGGGTTCTCACAATCGCCTCTTGGCAAGGCTTATATTGGGACATATTCTGATAATATACAGGCTGATTCGACAAATCCTTCTCAATACACATGGTTAAAAACAAAAGGAGAACAGGGATTAAGTGCTCCGCTTCTTTACCTTTCCGCTTCTGCTCAAGTGATGAAGTGCAACCCGGATAATTCAGTACAGGCCGGGCAAACAATAACATTTGAAGCAAAGTTACAGAACGTAACCGGTACGGCTACGTTTGTGGCTACACCTTACAACGACGCTGGAACTGCATTAACTCCGGTAACATTAGGCGGTTCTGGAAACATAAGGACATTAATTAGTACGCAGTGGCTGACTACATTTAAAAGGGTTGAAATAGTTGCAACGCTTGGGTCGTTGACGGACAAAGTAACGGTATATAGGGTGGCAGATGGAGCCGCGGGAAGGGGCGTATCATCAACTGCTGTAACCTATCAAGCAAGTGATGCCGGAACGGTTGTTCCTACAGGGACGTGGTTAACATCCATTCCCATAGTACCGGAAGGACAGTATCTTTGGACTCGAACAATAATAACGTATACCGATAACACGACATCAACTTCCTATTCGGTAGCGAAAATGGGCACAACCGGAACATCCGGAAAAGGCATATCGGGCTATACAATAAACTATCAGGAAAGCGCATCGGGTACATCTATACCCGCTGGTGTATGGTCATCAACAATACCGGCTGTTTCTCCGAGTCAGTTTCTATGGACACGAACAATTATTACCTATACCGACTCAACAAATTCAACTTCTTATTCTGTTGGGCAGATGGGTGCAACAGGACAGAATGCTATTATCGGACTTTTGACAAATGAAAGTGTAACACTACAAGCATCTTCTTCAGGCGTTGTTTCATCATTTACCGGTTCTAATGGCGAATTTTGGGTGTATAATGGCACGACAAGAGTAACGACCGGTATAACGTTCTCAAAGGTCAGCGAAACAGGATGTACTGCAACAATAACGACAGCCGGAGCTTATTCAGTAAGCGCAATGAGTGCGGACAATGCACAAGTTGTTTTAAGGGCTGTTTACAATGCAGTTACAATAGACAAAGTGCTGACACTTTCAAAGAGTAAGGCAGGCGTAGATGGTGTTTCAGTTACCCTCGTTGACGTTGAGTTTGCAAAGAATTCAGACCCTACGACACCGCCAACGACCGGTTGGACAACGACAGCTCCGACACTTGCATTAGGTGAACAACTCTGGACACGCACAACAACTTCTTATTCTGTTGGTAGTCCTACATACTCAATACCTGCAAATATAACCCCTCAAACCGGTGCACAAGGTACTGGCATTGAAAGTGTTACAGAAGAGTATGCAATTTCAACTTCAAAGACTGTACAGCCAACAACTGGATGGAGCGAAGTCCAGCCAACGTGGATACAAGGACAATATATCTGGTCGAGGGTTAAGGTTGTTTACAAAAATCCGGCTTCGATAATTTATACGGGCTATGCTGTTAGCAGCGAGTGGGAGGCTGTTAATAACCTTCAGATAGGTGGGGTTAATCTTCTTGATGAAACATCTGATAGTTGGACTAACGTAACAACAACGTCTTTCCAATATATTGATAATTTCTTTCCAAATACAATATTGGAAGTAAATCAACAATACACATTTAGTTGGGAGGCTGAAATTGTTAGCGGTACACCGTCTGGAGTTGTGTATATAGGCTGCGGAACAACGGGATATCAGCTTGATATTCTTTATTCAACCGTTCCAATAGTAAGTAAGGGAAAAATAACATTTACTCCAAATGCAGCTAATTTAGCTACACATAAATCATTTGCATTTCGATGGTACAATGGCGGTGCTATTTTTACATTCCGCTATAAGAAATTACAACTTGAGAAAGGGTCTAAAGGAACAGATTGGTCACCATCAGTAAAGGATGTTCAGGCTGAAATAGATGCCGCACAGATTGCAGCAGACAATGCACAACAAGACGCCAATGATGCCAACACAGCGGTTGGCAATCTAAACACATATGTTGACACGTCATTTCATGATGGTGTAATCGAGGAATCGGAAGCAAAGGCTATTGAGAAATACATAAATATTGTAAATACAGAAAAGTCTAATTTAGAGGCTACATATAACACACTATACGCAAACGCGTATTTAGAGGGAACGGCAAAGGATAATCTTCTTAATGCAAAGATAACTTATTTCGGGTCTGTTGATAATCTGATAAATTCTATTAATACAGCAATAGCAAATGGTAAGACAACCGTTGCAGAAAAGCAGGATGTAGATGCAAAATATGCTTCTTACAAGACGGCGTTAGCTTCATTGCAGACAGCAATTGAAAATGCAAACAAAGCTATACAGACAAAATTAGACAGTCTTTCGACTGATAAGGTCGATAATCTTCAGATAGGTGGAACTAATCTAATAACTAAGACAGCGTTAAGTTCTTACGAACCATATAATACCATTCAAACACTTGATGCAAATGGCACATTAATAACAACATACGTCGGTACAGATGGCGTAATAACTATTAGTAGACCGAACTTCACTCCACGTGGGCATTTCACTGTTTCAGGATATATGAAAATTAATGGAACACCTGTACCTAATAGTGCATGGTTATCAAAAATGGCTTCAATTTACGAAGGGAGTGCTTTAAAGTTTTTTATTGATGACACAACAGGGTATTTTGAATGTACACAGAATTGGACAACACAAATTTGGATAATACATGCATATTTTTCAGGACTTGTAGCAGGAGACGTCATTACAATAGAGAAGTTTAAGTTTGAGAAAGGAGACAAAGCGACTGACTGGACACCAGCTCCTGAAGACGTTCAGGAAATGAGCGACCTTGCAGCTGACGGGTATATGCGGGCGAGGTATATTAGAGACCATATTAATTATGAAGGTTCTAATAATGTTAGTTGTGAATGGGTTGAAATAAAAGTATTTAGAAAAGATGGAACAAATATAGCTCAAGGGAAAACTGTTACAGGAAATGGGCAGTATCTCACAAATATACAGAGAGTAACAGATGGGAATATTGATTCATCTTCATTCTATTGGGCTGGTAGTGGAATAGATTACTATGTAAAAATAGATTTAGGACAAATATATTATGACATTGACTATATTCAAGTTTGGCATCATTATGCAACAGGGACAACATATCCTGGCACACGGACTGAAATAAGTACAGACAATTTAACTTGGACACCAATTTTTGACAGTGCAAAATCCGGAACATACAAAGAGACATCAACCGGCAACGTCATCTCCTTGCATATGAACCAAGTGCTCGCAAAGGTATTGAAGAGTGCTGCCGTAACGGATAAATATGCCACAAAGATAGATGGAGGCTTAATAAGTACTGTAATAACTGAATATAGAGAGTTAGACAGTACAACGGTTACAGGGCTTATCAGCGGGATACAGGGAGAGGATAAAAACTTGCCTTTTCTTGTTGCCGGTGGTGACTATCAGGCAGGACTCGATGGAACGGCGAAAATAATTCTTAAACATGATGGAAAAGCCTCATTTGGTGGTGGCACAAGTATGTTTAATCCAGATGGCAGTGGACAACTTGCCGATGGTAATATTTCATGGGATATAAGTGGAAACTTGGAACTAACAGGGACAATACATGCAACGTCAGGAGATATAGGTGGATGGACATTATCGTATGGTAGAATTGGAAAAACACAAGACCCTAATCAACCAGCGAGTTCCAATGGTTTAGCTTTATATGATACTTTCATCAAATTTTCCAATGGAGCAGCAGCCGCATTTATTGGTTCAAATGTTTTACCAGAAACGAGTGGATTAGTAGCTGTTGGAAGATTTGAAAATAAAATTTCTAATTCTTATGACACAAATTATGGTATTTTAGTCACAGTAGAAAATGCACTACATAATATTGCAATAGACGCGAAGGGAGATATTTCTTGCGATGGGATGATTGCGGGTTATCCATTTATATCTATAAATCCGCCAATAAACACAATCTCAATCATAAACAATTCAAATAGTTCAATTGATACCATTCTTGTTAAAATTACAAATTCAAACAGTGGAATTGGGCTTCCATCACGGTACAC